AACCGCCTCATTTGCATTGCCCTCGATCGGCCCGGCATTGCCGCCAATGAACACGCCCTGGAAATAGCCGGTGGTTCCAGTCGCTGGAATCGTGTCACTACCAATCCGGATGGTATTGGTCGTAAAACGCAGCGCATCCACAGTTGCGGTCGAACGCACAATCAAGTTGGTGGTCGTAATGTTCGTGCGAACCTCCAAATTGCCGAAGAAGGTCTGCGGGCGGTTTGTCCATGCAAGTTCAGCCGGAAGTCGGCCCGCTGGCACCGTCCCTGATGCCAGCGCAGACGCGTCCAAATTGGTCAGGCCTGCGCCAGACCCGTAAAATGTTCCAGCGCTGGCAACGTCACCGGTCACGGTCGTCCTTCCAAAGATCATCCAATCGCCGTAGTTGGTCTGATTGCCCCAGAATCGGTGCGACCGGTTGGTTAAAGCAACGCTGCTCGGTAGTCTGGCCACGTCGATTGTGCCGGTGCGGAGCTCGGTAGCGTTCAGGTTCGTCAGGCCAGAGCCATTGCCGGTAAAGACACCGCCAGCAGAGATGCGCCACCGCACTGTGCCGCCCTGCTCACCTGTCAAGTCCCCCAACGTATGTGCCCCTTGCTGGAAGGTCTGCGGCGCGGTCCATGTAATCACGTTGGTGGTGATGGCCACCTGCGGGCCAACGCCGATGGAGTATAGCGTGTCGTTGGTTTGTACTATGATCTTCGTCGGATCCAGCGTTGTGATGTACTCAGTGGATCCACCTTCGGGGATTGAAGCCCATACGCCATCACCGCGAAGGTAGGTGGTCCCATCCCTTGTTCCAGAGGCCTGCAGTGCGACCAGTGGCACTACGTTGGTCCCGATTAGATCCCCACCCAGCCTCAGGGTACCGTCAATTCGCACGTTGCCGCTGAAGTAGTTGGATGAGCCGAGGAAGCGCACGTTGCCAGTGTAGTCGTTGGTCAGGGGGTCTGTGAGCGTGGAACTGATTCGCCACTTCTGCCCGCTCTGGGACATCGAAATCCACTGGCCTGCATCCATGTAGAACTCTAACGCCTGCCATCCGTTGGGCGGCGTATTGGTTGTGTAGGGATTGCGGACCAGTGGCGGCGGCATTTGGCTCCACGCCGTTGCCGCGCTGATCGCAATGACAACCCAAATCAGCCTATGAGTTGGTACCATCCTTCAGTCGAAAGTTCAGTTGTGCCTTTGGCCCATACGGTTCCATTAAAGCTGTAGTAGAGGGCTGGCGCTGCAGCCAAGATGAAGCCATTTGGGTTGTCGTAGCTCCCGGCAAAGACGGCTCCGGCGCCTCTCTCACCTCCGTAGACGCCAACTTCTTTCCAGCCGAGTTCCTGGACACCACCGATTTTGAGCCACATTCGCATCGTGTTGGTGTTGACGTAGTACTGCCCTGGCGCTCCTGGCACCACCCCCTCTGGGTCCTGTGTGCCGAATACAATGGGCTGTTCGGTGGGCCGGCTTGGTAGAACCAACTGAAACGGTGGGGTAAAATTGGGGATGTATCCACGATAGCTCATGAGGATTGAGTTGGTTTGTCCAGCACCACCTGGTTGTTGATCATGATGGCACCTGATGGAGGAGGCTTATTTGAAGCGCCTAAAGCTTGGAGGGATGACTGCTTGGCCAGAGATTCCAGCTGACTGGCCAGTTCTGCGACCGATCTGGCGACCTCGCTGGCGGCTTTGGCGGCTGCGATTCTCTCGTTTGGCCGCAAATCCTTATCACCGGTCATTTCCTTGAGTTGGCGGAGTTGATCGACGAGAAGGGACACAGTTTCAAAAACGGCCACCTTGGCCACACCATCCCGCAGCCTGGGCTCCAGCCACTGCGCGTAGTTGGCCATTGCCGACACAACATCGCTCCGCAGCACGTCCGGGGCGCCCCATACTGAAGGATCCCCGGGGTCATCTACCGGGCTTGTAGCAGCTAGGTTTTGTTGCTGTGTTGGCAGCAGTGGATCTAAAACCGCAGGCCCCACAGCAATATCAAAGCCAACCTCGTCTTGTAAAACGTCCACCGACATTGTCATTCAGCCAACAGGTCGCTTCCTGGTATGCAACCTTCGCTTCCATGTTACAATAACACCCCAGGCCACGCAGTTCACTCTTTAACGGCGTACCACATGTACGCAGGGGCTTGTAAAAAATAGGACAGGAAAGGCAACTTCTGTAGCGTCGCATGACAGCCTCCCTGGGCGCATTCGAACGCAGAAGCCTCCAAGATTGAAACGCGGCCAAAATCTTCCAGAATGCGACCTTGGGTTCTCGCCATGAAACCACCGCAGCCACCAAGAGCGCACACGCAAGGCGCAAACACCTTGCCAACTTTCGTCTGAACCTGGCAATGCTAATGCTCATATCAGCACCGGCACATAGCTGTCTTCCTTGAATCGTTTGGTCGCCACCATCCTGGCGATCTCGTCGTAGCATTCGGATGCTACGGCGTACATGAGCGCGTCAAACACGTGCTTGTACTGGCTGGCTGTGTCTATTACGGACAGGGCGGTTCTTCCTCGCTTGATGCTTTTTAGCATTTGTATGCACATTGGGGCCTTGTACCGACTGAAGAAGATTCTGCGCTGGAACAAGAGCTGTCTAAGCAGCTCAACCTTTTGTGCTACGCTGCCCTTCCCACGTTCGGCGGCGATGAGCGTAATCGGCCCCCCCGGAGTGTCAATGGGCGACTCGTCAAAAATAATCTGATGCAAATAGCGGTTGCCCATTGGCTCTTTAACGTCAAACGCGTATCTGTCAGAGTAGTGCTTGCATGAGATCGATTTGCCGATAACAGACTGCCAATACTTGAGCTTTTGCGCAATCTGATACACAAACCCAGATATATCTACCGTCTGGCCGATGACCACCAGTTCGTCCAGCACCTTGAAGTAGCTTGTGGGCTCGCCATTTAGATTGGCGATGACCTTTTCGACGATTACGGTTGCGCAATTGCTGACGCCAGGATCCCAGCCGGTAATGAGCTCGCTGCACTCAGGCTCTGGGACCATGATTTCGCGGTCGTCGCCAGCACCAGTAGGGATTGGCGGAACCACGTGAATCGATTCCTTGAATACGCTGTAGAAAAGTGAATCTGTGGTGGCCGTGACCCATTTGCCCAGGACATATCGTGCATATTGGTCTGGGTCGCCTGCGTAGGCGGCCTTGAGTCGCTGGATCCGTTCCGGCTCGATGAGGATGTTGTCTTCCAACGTGAACTCCACCTTGCCGACGAGGGGTTGCAGGTACCTGTAGGCCTTGAGTTCTTCGGATTCTTGGTCATGCTGCTGCCTGTTAAAGTCGACTACGGGAAGGTCGTACCAGATTTTGTAGATCCAGCTATTTGTGCCTTCGTCAGAGGGGTTTGTGTCGGCCAGGAACAAGTGCATCTGTGGCTTTAGGCCGACGATACGCAGGCACTCTGCCCAGGTCCTGAAGCTTGCTGGATTCCGGAAGTTGGAGAGCTCGTTTACAAGCAGCATCGAATAGCGCTTCCCCTTGAATCGCGCTTCCGCTTCTGTCTCGTTTTTTAGGCTTTCGAGCTGGATCTTGACGTTGTGCCCGTATCGGTTGTTGACGATGCAGTAAGGCTTTTTTGTGACACCGGATACACTTGGGCGGCGTATCCAGCGCATGCCAAAATTGCCCTCCTCAATCCATTGTGGCAGGATCATTTCGGTCAGGTCGGTCCAAATTCCGGAGTCCATGCCGGCGCTTTGTGTAACGGTAACGATGCAGATGTTGGCATTCGGCGTATTCCATGCGTGGTCACAAAGCGCATGTAAGCAAGCCAACGTTTTCCCGGACAGTCTTGGGCCTGAAGCAAGGACGAAGGTCTTCTGCCGGCTTCGGCAGAGATTAAACAATTCGATCTGCCGCTGGGTCATCAGCGGGACCCAACTACCATCGGGCAAAATCGGCATATGGAGGCCTTGACTTGCGCTGCGTCTTGTAGGTATGGTTGCTCCGGCAGTCTGGACTGTCAACAACTGAAAGGGAATGCACTATGGCGAATGATCCCACTGTTCTCGGCATGCGGGAAGATGAACCCGGCGCATACGACAACCGACTCTCATTGGATCCACATGATGAGCGCTGGCCATTTGTATTGCAATGGGAGGACGGAGAGGAATACACCTTGAGCATTCGGGTCCGTCAAATTTCACCCGGAGAATTTGAGGTGCTTGGCGCAGAAGAGGTTGGCGGAACCGAAACCGAGGAGGAGTATGGCGAAGTCAAGAAAGTGCAAAAGCCAAGGGAAGAAAAGTCGGTAAGGAAGCCCGGCGGAAAGGGGCAGCCGATTCCTGCTATTCTGGCGGTCATTGGCAAGGGACAGTAGTCCATCAACCGGGTGTCGGCATTCCATGTGCCGACATTTCGTTTTAACGAGGCCGAGCGGTCATGAGACTGAAGCAGCTCGCACAACTGAGCGTTAGCCCGGCGACGTACAAGGCCGTTTTCACAATCCCGCCACAGGACAGACCCAAGCGGCTCAGGGCCCTTTATGAGGTCATCCGGGAGCGCGTTCGAACAGGAATTGCCGAGCGACTGGCCGATTACAAGACGTATGCCGCAATTGACTATTCCTACGAGCTCCCCGCCTCACAGATTTACATCCCGATCATTCAGCATGTGCTGTCCAAGCGGATGGACGAGGAAAGCACTCGGCGCGCCCTTGAGGCGTACGGGGTCAACCCGCTGTCGGTCTTTACTGAGATCGATCGAAACGGGAAGAAGGCGTACGCTCTGAATCCACCGCTCTTTTTCGAAGTCTTTGTGCCTATCGTTAAGGCCTATACTACGCTGCGGGCTGCCAAACTTTTTGCCGACCGAAGAAGGGACCCACTGCTCACCTATGTGCCGATGCGCAGGCGCCTGGAGGACCGTGTGCGCACAGAAGTGGTGCAGGAAGTGGTCAAGCTGCTTAGTACATGGTGGGGCTATGAAACAACGCTACGTGAAGCCATTGGGCAGGCTGCGAAGTACGGTATAGCAATCGTGTTTCCGCGTGAGGAGTGGTTCAAGGAGCGCAAAATCAACGGCGAAACCGGCAAAGCAGAGGTGGTCCGGCAGGGACTGCGCTACATGATCCCGCACCCCACGCGGGTGTTCTGGGATCAGCGGCATCCGTTGAGCACGCTCAACACAGACTCGGGGACTGAATGGGTGGGCTGCTGGGAGGTGTACCGGTGGGGCGACATTTTGAGCAACCGTCTGTTCTGGAATCGCGATGCAATCGTAACGTCACACAACTGGTTCGAGACCGTAGCGGCACGCAACTACTTCGCCGAAGTCTACCAATGCGCGATTCGCCCGCCCGCCAGTACTTTTGCGCCGCTTACGCGCGAAGAGTCCGTGCTGGTTTACAGCCCCACCACCACGCGCGATGCCAGCATCATTCTGACGACGCTCTACATGAAGCTGGTGCCGGCTGAATACGGCATCGGCAACTACCGTCACCCTGTCTGGCACAGGTTCATCATCGCAGGCGATGACACTGTGTTGTGGGCTGAACCGTGCGGTTATACGCCGGCTTGGTTTGTTGGCTACGACTACGACCCACACGCAAACCTGCAGGGTTCCATTGCTTTGGAGACATTGCCGTTCCAGGACCAGATTGCCAACCTGTTGAGCAACATCATCCTGGTCTGCAAACAAAACCTGTTGACAATCATCTACTACGACAGGAACGCGGTATCCGAGAGCGCGATCAAGCAGCTGGAGCAATCCGGAGACCGCAAGTACCGGTCGCTGAACTTTCTGAGTTTTGACGGCGCCATGCTGCCGCGCATGGGCACGGATATTACGAAGGCCTTCCAAGTTGTTGAGCTGCCAAAACAAAGCGTGGCGGAGCTGGTGCAGACGATGGGCTCCGTGTTGAACATCATGGAGCGCGTCCTGCAGATCAGCGCAGCGGAGCTCGGGGCAGCGGCCCATCACTACCAGAGCGCCGAAGAAATCCGCACGCTGTCCATGTATTCCAATACGAGACTGCAATACATCGGCGCACACATCGACGCAGGAGTGGAGGCCTGGAAGCGCCAGTTGTACGAGGCGCTCATGGAACATTTCGAGCCCGGCGAGATTATCGCTGAGATTTCCAATTACGGGGAACAGGCCGAGCAGCTCATTGAAGAGATCGGCTTCAAGATTCTGGAGCGAGGAAGCCGGCGCTGGATTGTACGGACATCCAAGGAAGCCCTTCAGATGGCAGCCTTCGCTGAGGCGAAGAGCGAGATTGATCAGCAGCGCAACAATCAACTCGCCACGGCCATGTTCCAGGTGGTGCAAGTTGTGGCGTCGAAGCCGGATATTTTCCAGGCCATTGGCGCTGAGCCCATCATCAGGATTATCGAGGAGGCTGCCAGACTGGCCGGCGCGCCGCAGAGCTTCAGGCTTTTGAGCGATGAACAAGAGAACCCTGAAACCGTCCGCGAAATGATACTTCGTACGGTTGCGGAGGGGATGCAGGTCCTGACCCAGCAAATCGGCGAATCGGTGGTCGCCCCCATCGCTCAAAAGATGCAACAGCACGAACAGGCCATTGGGGAAATGGCCCAAGCCATTGGCGCCCTCCATCAGGCGATTCAAGAACAGAAGCAGATGGATGCCGAGACGGCAATCAAGGTGCAGAAAGCCCTGGCCGACATTCAGATCAAGGCTATGAAAGCGCAGGCTGAGACCGAGCTCATGCGTCAGCGCACAGAACAGCAAATGCGCCAGATGCAGGATAAGCATCGCGCAGAGATGGCATTGAAGCTTGCCAAGACATCAGCAGAGTTGGCCAAGCGCGAAGCAGCAATGGCTGTGGCGGAGGCCGCACAGGAAGGTCGCACTAGGGGCGGTGGGCGACCGGAAGAAACCGAGCCCAATACGACAATGACAGAAGCTGAACAGGCTGGCGAGCTTCCATGAACCAGCTTTTCCCAATCCAGGAACGGCCCATCACTCCGGATGCACTCCAGCGATGGGATGCATGGCTGGCTTCTGAATGTTATGACATGCTGCTGGAAACGCTGCTGTCTGAGGCGCGCAAGGTTGCCTCACAGGCGATAGAAGACTCCATCAAACTCGCCGACCAAAACGGTAGCCCGTGTAGCTCTTATCTAGCTGAGGCACTTGACAGGCGTGACAAGTCATGGCTAGAGGTGAAGTGGATTTTGAATGCAATTAGGATGTTGGAAGCCATACGACAAGGTCAAATCAAGCCGACGAGAACCACGATTGCAGTACAGCCATGAGCAAGCAAGCCAAAGAACAGAAGGGTGAGAAGAACTTCGAGAAGGAAGAGCCCATGCCGCCTGGGCATGAAACCGAGGCGGCTCTGCTGAAGCAGGGCGACGATGATGAATTTGGCGATACTTCAGAAGCAGCAGTCCAGCCTGAACCACCGCCACCGCGCGAAAGCGAGGATGAGGAGGCGCCGGATCTAGAGGGGTTCTTCCGCCTCCAGTTTGGGCTTGATAAGGCACAGGAACGGAAGCGGGAACAAAAGGCTGGAGAAAAGAAGGAGAAAGTCGCTGAAGAGCCTGAGCCCAAAGAGAAGGCTGAAGAGGAAGAGGAAGAGGAAAGCATCAGCAAGATTGCAGAAAGAGCTGCAGCCAAAGCAGCCGACTTGTTGCGTCAGAAGCCCGAAGCGCTGGAACAAACAAACGAGCCACCCATCAAGCCAGAACCACCACCCAAAGACACAACCAGCCCAGAAGAAGCATTCATACAGCAGCTTGATGCAGCCGAAAAGCGCCGGCTGGAAGTTCTGGCCCGGATGGAAGCCATTTATCCAGACAAGTACAAGGGCATCCGAGATCGTTATCTGGCATCCCTGAAAGAGGCTGAGGAATACGCAGCCAAGTGGGAGGCCGAAAATCCTGGCGAAACCTGGCGCGACGAGGACCATGAGGATGAGCTCGCTGAAATCGCCAGGAAACACAAAATCGCCTGGGAAGACGATGATTACAATGAGGCACTGGTAGAGCTCAAGGCTGAAGAGCGACTCAGCCGTATTGCAGAAGACGTTGAGAAGCGACTAGTCGAAAAGCAAAAGACCGAGGCGCAGAAACAGCAAATTGCAGCCTCCATTGCCGCCGACACGGACAGCCTAATCCGAGAGACTGTTGAGGAAATTAAGAAAACGCTCGGCTCTGACGATGTCGACCTCGATATTTACGACAACAACGGCAAGCTTAACCAGGAGAAGCTGGCAAAGATTGCCGAGGAAGACCCAGTTGCCTATCGGACGATTGTAGGCACGATCGCCGGTGGCCTTGCGCCCGCAGCCTTTGAGCTCATGCAGATCTGGCGCGGCCTGAAGGCTTACGATCCGAACAATCCGACGCACCAGTGGCTGGACAATTTCATCATCGAAAAAGAGCAGCAGATCGCAGCTTTGCCCAAGGAGAAAAGGGTGTACAACGGCAAAGACTTTGCACCATTGGAGAAATACGCAAAAATGAGTCCTGCAGAACGAGAAAAGTACTGGACGTTACGCGAGGAAGACGCCCTGTTGATGCTCCGGCATCACTTCGCTGAGACGGCCAAAACAGCCTACCAAAAAGAGATTGAGGCTATTGAGAAATGGGCTGCCAAAAAGCGCGGGCTAGCTAAGGATCAAACCAAGGGCACACCGCCGTCAAACCAGAAATCTTCAAAACCCGCAGCTGGCAGCAAGCCACTTCAGGCATCTCCGTCCAGTATCTCTGTGCCACGTGGTGCATCTAAGGGCGCTGGGGGTGGCCATGCTGGTGCGGACCCAGCCGAAGAGTTTCTCCGTGAGCTTCTTGCAGAGTAGAGTGTGGCAGGCACGTGACATAGTTGAGATATGCCACTGAATCCTGAAACTTTTCAGCGTTGCGCGCCAGTGCTGGGGACGAACATCAAGCAGTGCGGCACGGTCACGCTCTGTGATGCCAAGCCGCTGACTGTTGATGACCTAGAGCTTTTCAAAGATGGAGATTACTACCGTGTCATGCACGGTCTCTTGTTTCATGACATCGAGATCGGCGTGTGCGAAGCCAGGCAGTACGGGCTTTACGAATTTCTCATGGCCAATCGCGTGAACCTATCGCGGCGTCTGATTACGCGGCGGGTCAACTCGGGATTGATTGAGATTGCGCCCTTTATTCTGGCCCGGCAATACAGCGCCATTAACAACGAGTACTGGCGAGTGAGCGCGGGGCAGGCTGATACTACGAAGATCTGGCGCGGATTGAGGTCAAGCTGGCGCGTTGACGCAGAGTCGGTCACCAACATCCCGATCAGCGTGGATTCGTTCCCGCCCGGCCTGCGCGTATCGATTCACGGGTACAATAGCACGGCACAGTCTGCGACCGAAACCGGCTGGGTTATTGTGGATTCAGCCATCGTGGGTAACAAGGTTCGCATCTGGCTGGCCGCTGAGAACACCTTCCTGCCCACCGCCAAGGCTCAGGCTCCAGTGGACGGGCTGCTGCGTCGCGGCGTTCCCAACGTTAGTGACTACGAGCAATGGTGCGCTGAGGCCCCGGCCTACCTGAACTGGAAAGATGTACCCTTCTGGATCGAGACGAGCCGGAATGCCCTTTGCAGTTCCAGCCTCTACCGCAAATGGCGCAAGCTCTTGCTGGAAGGCAACCCGCTGTATCGCGAATACGGCGATCTGGACGAGATTGCAAAGAACAAGCAGATCATGCTCGACTGGCAGAAGCGGTGGACCAACCAGTTCTTCTGGGGCAAGCCTCTGCCGAATCAAACGTTGCACGATTACGATCAGCTTCCGTCCATTACCATCTTCGCCTCAACGACCGGCCTCGGCGTCGAAGGCGGCCGATGCATTGGGAAGCGAGCGAATGCCGTCGGAATTTACGAACAGCTGGCCCAGTGCGGACGCATCCACGACTGCCAGGGCCAGAAATTGAATCTGCCGGCCCTCTTCAGGGTGCTGTATCAGATCAAGCGTGTGCGTGAGGGTCTGGGCGAGAAGGCCGATCAGATCGACATCTTCACCGACAGCGCCACTGCGGAGCGCATTAACACCGCCATGTTGCGCTACTACAACGCCAAGAGCGACAACATGGCCAGGCTGAACATTCAGGTGGACGGCGCCGAGCCGCCCAAGACCGCGCCGTTTGGGTTCAACTACCGGTCGTACAAGCTGTTCTGGCCGGCGGTTACGATGAATATCGTCACGCACAACTTCTTCGACGATTATCTAAGTGCCGCGGCCCGGATCAGCACTGCGATGGAGACCAGCGCCCGATCGCTGTGGATCCTTGATTTTGCAGGGATTTATCCCGGCATTATCGCGTCCAAGCGTGTCGAGCTGAAGTCTGGCGACTTGAAGACCCTGGCCGCTGTCGATCCGGCCTACCAGTGCGTCATGGAGGTTGAGAGCGTTGAGCGGGTTCTCCATTCGGTTACCTGGACGGCGATTCTGGAGTGCCCGATGGGTAACGCCATCATTGAAAACTTCAGCGCTGAGGTGCCTGAGCACGCCGTTGAGGGTGCCACCTATCTGCCTCAGTAATGACCAGCAATAGCTGACGAGCCATGAAGTACTTCCTCAAGTACATGGCCTCGAACGTGATGTTCGTGGCCGGCAAGCCTGTTCCGTTCGAGGTTTTGGCTGATGATCTCGGGGTCATCGAGCTGGATGAAACAGACGAGACGCCCGAGAATCAAGCGCTGTTGAAAGCGCTGACGGCAGCGGCGGTAAACAAGGTACTTGGGGTGCATGAGATTGACCGAACTCAGTATGAGGACCTAAAAAAAAATTCGCCATCTCTGAGATTCGGTCCATTGTCAACACCATATCCGCCGCTCGACGCAGGCCCGGTGCAGCAAACCGCGCGCCCGCGGGGGCCGGTGCTGCCCCAGCAGCCCGGTCCTACGGTGGAGGAGGCGGATGCATCCCCTGTGGCGCAAGAGCCCACATCAGCCCCCACAGCTACGGAGTCTGATGAGGCTGCCCGTGTGGTTACGAGTGCGGGCGGGTTTGTGCCAAAAACGAAGCGTGTGCGTGGCTGATGAATGACCTTTGCCGAGTTCAGACGTGCGGTTCGCGCGCTTGCGTTTCCCGCGGGGGAATCGCCGTACACCGTTGAGGCTCACAACCAGAGCATTGCTGATGCCCTCTCAGACCTACAAACCTGGGTTCCCTGCCTGAGACAGGTAAACGTCGAGCTGGTCCCGCACTGTGCAACTCTGTACAAGTGCGGGACCACTGCTTTTCAGGCCCCTCTTGGCAAGGTACTTGAGGTTGGGGTGGTTTCGGAGCGCGCCAAAACGCTTCCTGAACGCTCTACACCTTTTGCCACCGGCCTGTTCCTTGGCAGGCGCGAGTTTCGTCCGCCTTCGAACGAGCCGCGCATGAAGATGTTCCTGTCCCTGATCCACACAACCACATGGGAATACCGCATTGGGATTCGCGTGAGGCTCTCCGGCTTGGTCGACGGGGCCTATCCATTTACCCCCGGCAGGATCACCATCAAGGGACGCACGTGGTGGAAGGATTCGGACAGCACCAAGAATGTCTACATTCAGCCAGCGACAGGATGGCTGATGAATCGGACAGATTGGACTCTGACGACCAGTGTTGGCCAACACGCAACGCTGGATCTTGACCTGCAAGTGTCGCCTCGTTCGGCCATTTACTCGGAGGTGAGGGAAGTAATGACCTCCGATGATGCTCTGCCGCAGATGTCGTATGCGCTGCAGTTTGACATGTATGGCCCGCCCTACTCACGAAATCCTTCCCTGCTGACCGCGGACACCGAGTGGTGCGGCTACATCAAGTATCGTTATGTGCGTCCGGAGGTATTCGAGACCTGGTACAAGGAGGTTGCAGAAGCGGTTAACGCAAAGGATCCACGCACTGCTGGCAGAGGACTTCAACCTGGGCTTTGTCAGGTGATGTGCCGGCGATTCCTTCTGCCCGGCTGGGTATCGCAACGGCTGAATGAGCTTCCCAATCCCCTGGCTGCCACGCGGCAGTATCCTCTGGGCTACATCCGCGCAACGTCCGATACGGACAACCCTTCTGGCCGTGCATTGGCCGGTGTTTGGACGATCATCAACGGCATGATTCACATTGCGCCGTGGGTGCAATCGTACGAACACGTGGTTGTGCATTGGTCAGGGATCAAGAAGGTGTGGCAGGACACAGACGTGGTCCCCAATGATCCCCTTGTGTTGCGCGCTGTGGCTGCTGCAGCAGCACGTGACCATGCCAAGTTCTACGACAAGAATTACGCCTACGCAGCCATCCAGGAAGCAGATTATCAGGACGCGCGCACCAGTCTGTACGTCAACTGTATCCAGAAAAGTCGGCCTACACCACTGGAGCAGCGCGGTGATGCAATGGCAACCGTGCAGTCCATATTTGGATTGCCACAGGTGACAGCAGTACCAGTGGTTCCGACACAACCCCCAGTGCAGCCCCCGGGTGATGGCGGTGATGGCGGAGGAGGCGGCGGAGGAGGCGGAACGGATGACGGGGGAGGCCCCGGTGGCGGCGGGGGAGAGCAACAGGAATGGTTTGGCAACGATGCGTTCACGCGTACCTATTCGTGCACAGACTTGAACCAGTACGGCAACGAATCAGTCACCGTCACAGTAGAGGCCAACCGATTCCGTGCTCAAACCAAGGTTCTGGCCAATCAAATGGCCGAGGATTACGCGCGGTTAATGGCCGCCCAACAGCTGAGTGGCCGTTGCAAGACCGAAGAAGGCTTCCGAAACACCGTGCGAGCCGAGTGTGTTGTCGAATGTCTGTCCGGGGCTAATGTTGAACTCGTATCCGGCCCCCAGGTCCGAGGTGTTGTGGGGCCCGGCGAAGTAATCAGCCCGGTCAGCGAAGACGACGCCAACCAGATCGCGCAACAGATTGCCTGCAACAGGGCTACGGAGCAATTGGTTTGTGTATACGGCAATCGCAGAGTGTGCCGCGAACAAGAGTGTCCTGCAGATCCAGACATCAAGGTTAACGCTTGTGTTGATAGGGCAGAGTTTCAGCAAGAACTGCGCGGCGCATCGGCCCGTGACACCTCCGTGGTATCCGGCCTAATGCAGCAGTTAAACGCTCAGGCCGAAGCCGAGCTCAAGAATCGCCTTGAACGCGCTTTAACAGAAGCTCAGTGCCCTGAAACCGCCGTCGTTTGCCGAACTTGGGGCGCTGCAGCCGTGTCCAGCCAACAACGGCAATACCTCTGCTACACGTTCGGCCTTGGGGGCACGCAAGTGTGCGCCGTGTTGCCGTGCACAGCTGTCGGATATGGCTACGGAGTGGTAGAGGTTTGTCTGGAGATTGGGCAGGGCTCGGAGTATCAATTCCATGACAGAACCAGCGCCTTGAACGCCTTGAACGCGCGTGCAGCGACCTATGAGGCAATGGCACGGAATCTGGCAGAAGGCGCAGCAGTCAATGCCTCGGCTGAGGCGGCTGTACAATGCCCTCAGTCCACCCGGGTCAGCAGTTGCGGGATGTGTGGTTCCGGCACTACGGTCACCAGGACTGGACAGAACACACTAAAACTGCGCGGCAAGCATCTGGATCGGCTGCAGCAAGTACCATGACCTTTGCAGAACTCAAGCATGCCATGCTGAAGATTGCAGCCCCTACGGGCTATGCGAGGGGTTATGGTGTGCATTGGAACCAGTACGCCGTTGAGGCGTTGCGTGATCTGCAGCTCTGGGTGCCTTGCTTGCAGCGGAATTTGATCGACATGGTGCCGCACTGCTCGACCATGTACAAGTGCGGCACATCGGCCGTTCCCAAGCCCGATGGACAGGTTCTGGCAGTGGGCACGGTCGCTACACGAACTCCCGATATCCAGCCAAGCACGCCCTTTGAAACCGGGCTCCAACTGCGGCACTGGACATACCTGTTTCATGACATGCTGCGGCTTAACCGGACTGATGTGCATGTGATTTTCCGGGCCAGGCTGGAGTTTCAGATCGGTGTGCGTATTGTGTTCAAACACTCGGTTACCGTGCCTGCTGTGCCGCCAACCTGGCCTGAAATCCGATACAGGGGCGCAGTGTACTACGCATCAGCCATCCCCAGCGACAACAGCCACTGGCATCCGACACTCCGCCGCAACGTTGCCAAGCAATCCTTCGACGTCCGGGTAGCAGCAAACAAGGAAGAGACATTTGACGTCCTCATCCCGTCCAACAGCAACACCATTGTCTGGCTGGAAATCGAGGAAATCACCGGCCCAATTTACGAGCCCGAGGTCCTTTACGGCGCAGATGTGTACGTCTACGGTCCGCCCTACTCAGCCAATCCGGCCATGCTAACCACGCAAACCGAGTGGTGCGGTTATGTGCCGTACCAGTACGTGCCATCCGGCCTGTTCCAGCGATGGTACGACGTGGTAAGCCGACAGATTATTGAACGTGGCATTTGTATTGGCGACTTTTTCCGTTTGGACATGTCCATATCCGGTCCAAAGGCGTTTGAAGCCGTGCCGCGCTCTGATCTTGCACTGGACATTGCAGCATCAGGCGACGCACTGCCGATGGGATTCTTGCGTCCAACGCGCATACCTGATTCGTCTGCAGGGCGCAGCCTGTCTGGCGTGTGGACAGTACACAACAATCTGATCCTGCTGGCGCCGTGGATTCAGAGCTATGAAAGCGTGATTGTCCACTGGACAGGCAACAAAAACTACTGGCAGGAGCAGGATTGGATTCCTGATGACCCGACACTGGTACGAGCATGTGCGATGTGGGCTGCCTATCGGTGGAACCTGGTGCAGCGGCGAGATGCTGATGCCGCAGCGGTGGCCCTGCGCGAATACAATGAAGTGCGCGCGCGTCTGATGTATGAATGCCTTGACCGCGCTCTACCCGCCAATGACTTTGACGTGGCCAGCACGGTGGCTTCTGTCTATGGCGTTGCCAGGCCTGAATTGGATGTCCGCAAAGAACTG